CACCGCCGCCCGTCGCACCGCCACCCACGCTTGACCATGCAGTGCCGTTATAGCCCTCGAACTGAGTGAGCGTGGTGTTGAACCGGATCATGCCTGAGTTGGGTGATCCGGGCCGCTCTGCTGTGGTGCCAACCGGCAGATCCAGCACGCCGGTGCCGGTCAGCAGCACATCACCGCCGAATGTGGCGGTGCCGCTAAACGTCGGGCTGGCGGTTGTTGCCAATCCAAGGTTGGCGGTGGCCAATGTGCCGATCGTGATCCATGCACTATTCGCCGCATTGCGCAGCTTGAGCAGCCCTGCGGTGGTATCCGCCCACCACTGATAGGCGTAGGTGGTGCTGGGCTCTGATGCGCCGCTGTTCTGGCTGACGATCGCGGCCAGCGCATTGTTCAGGTCTTGCCGGAACGCAAGGCCTGACTGATTGGCGATTGAGTAGTCGTGCTGCGCCATGGCTTAGATTTGCCTCCCGAACCCGATGGCTGTGTAGGTGAACTGGCGGCTCACGGCACTGCCTGCACTGTCCCTAAAGGTTACCTGAAAACCGGTCCGCGTCACCGACGCCACCTGGAAGAAGTCCCCGGTCGCCATGTTGTAAGCAGTGATGCCAACGCTCGGCGCTTGGAAGAATGGGTTTTCAAAGACCACCGAGTAGGTCGCGGTGCTGGTCGTGATCGTTGCCGACTGCTCAATGCGTTGCTGCAGCTCCAGCTCAGCGCCAAGCTCACTGATCAGGATGTTCTGCGTCAGGTCGGTGCTGGTGGCGATGGTCTTGAACTGGAAGCCGCGGCCGCGCACGATCGCGTTGGCAAACTCCCGCCAGTCGCCCCATGTCGGCGTGCCACTCGGATCGTCTTGGGTAGTGCGCACATAGGTCGCCGCGTTGACGCGATCGCCGCCGGTACCATCCACCAGATCCCAAGTGTCGATCAGGTCGGTTTTGTCATCCCAAAAGTCGCCGGGTATGTAGGGCAGGGTGACCAGCCGCCGGCGAAGGTTGGCATCGAACACGCCGGGGAAGGTGTAGGTGGAGCCGAACTCATACTCACCTGATGGCAACACGCCGCCCACGCTATCGATTGACGGCAGGCCGTCCCAGTTGCCATCAGTGGCCATCGCGTCCACCGCGAGCCCGCTGCTGAGCATGATGCCGTCAGCGCCGCCAGCTTCGGCCAAGCTGGACACGTAGAACATATCGGTGTAGTTGCCGTTGAAGGGCGGGCTCTCCAGCTCCTCCGCGTAGGTCTGCACCAGCTGCCGCGGCTGCGGTGTCGGCAGGTCTACCACGATGCTGGCGGCGCTGAGGCTGCGGTTGCCGCTGTCATCTTCAAACTTGAGCAGGTAGGTGCCTTCCAGCAGCGGCACCTGTTTCTGGGTTTGGCTGCCGGCAGCAGCTGCGACGATCTCCTGGCTTTCCTCCCACACCGCGCCAACCATGGCGACGTTGTGGCGGATCAGCACCTTGCCGCCGAGCAGCACATCCAGATCGGTGGCGCGGTTCCAGTTGATAATGGCGCTGGCCTGGTCGATTGGGATCAGGCTGATGCCGGTGACGGTTGCCGGTGGTGCGGTCTTGCCGAACGCCTGCACCGTTAAGGTGGCCGGCTCAGTGGAGGCACGCAGGCCGGCGTTGAGGCTCAACACCTCGATCTTGTAGACCGTCGCGGTGGTCTCCAGGATCTCGTAGTCGGGCCGCGCCTGGGTGGTGGTAGTCCAGTTGCCATCCTCAGCACGCCAGCGGATGCGGTAATCCTTGACGCCAACGATTGGCTGCCAGCTGATCACCAGCTTCGACAGCGCCACGCCATTCACCTCATAGAGCGCTTCCTCTGCGCGCAGGTTGGTCGGTGCTGCCGGGATGATGTTGAGATCGGTGACATCACGCGGCTGCAGCGGCCGGTCGCGCTCGATGTAGGCGTACTTCGAGGCGTCGTAGCTGAGCGCGTTGACAAGGTATTTGGCGCCCTCCTGTTCCTGCACCGCGAGCACCCGCCAGGTTGAGGCCTCGATGTTGCTGGTCTGAAAAATCCAGACGCTGTTGACGTTGGGTGCTGCGCTGAACGGGGTGGCCAGCGTGATGATGCTGCCGGAGATCGCCAGCACGCCACGGCTTTCGACGCTGCCATCGGGCAGGATCACCGACAGCGTGGCGGTAGCGGCCGCCGCCAGCCCGGTGGTGTCGTCCACCGTCACGGCGCTCACCGTTGCCGAACGGACGCGGCCGCCGCGGCGTGAACCGGCGCGCACCGGATCGGCCACCTCGATTACCTGCCCAGGCCGCACCAGCACGCCGGCGTCGATTGAGGTGGTGAAGCTGATCACCTCGTTTTCGTATTGCTCGGCGTAGAGCAGCCATTCGCCCATCCGCGCCGCCTGGCCGCGAGAGGTGCAGGCGAAGGCGCTGATCTGGGTGGTGACGACGCCATGTCGGGCGATCGCTTCCTGATCCTCAACCACCTCGTAGGCGATCTCGCGGCTGGCAAGATCGAGGTAGCTGACCACCGCCACGGTCGGGCGGATCTTCTGGCCGCTTGACTGGTAGCTGAAACCCTCCTGAGAGATGTTCGCCAGCGTGAACAGGTAGGCCGGATCGGCTGGCGCGTCCTGGCTGACGGTGAGCGCGCCGGTGCTCCAGTAGGGCATGGCCCGGAACACCGAGCACATGTCGTTGATCAGCTTGTAGGCATCCTCCTGGGCCTGAATGTTCACGTTGCAGCTGAACCGCGGCTCCTGCCCACCGAAGCCATCAGGCACCAGCGCCGAGGCGTATTGGCTGCCAGCGTAGAAAGCCCACTTGTCGAGCTGCGCCGCCTGGATGTGATCGCCGAAGCCGTAGCGCTTGGATGTCAAGAGATCCCACAGGATCCAAGCCGGATCGGAGCACCATTGCGCCGCGCTGAAAGTGCCATTCCAGACGCCGGCATAGATCAGCCGGCCGGTGGCGCTGTCCACCGTCGCATTGCTGGGGATCTGCACCTTGATGCCGCGCACCAGGTAGGAGCGCTGCGGGATGGAGGAGAACTGCTGCGCATTGACGCGCAGGCCGATCAGCGCGCTGTTGGGATAGCGCAGCTTGGCGTTGACGATCTCGGTGTAGCTGGTCCAGTTGAAGGCGTCGGTGAGCTTTGGGTCGGTGCTGTCGGGGGTGACGCGGTTGATGCGGATGTCTACTGGCGGCGCGCCATTGAAAGTGATCAGGTAGTTGCGTTGATAGGGATCACCGCTGCGCCCTGAAATGGTGTCATCAATGACGGTAGTAAAGCCACCGCCGGCGTATTGCACCGCGATCTGCAGCTGCACGTTGGCGCCCACTATGTCGCCCGTGTCGGTGAAACGCTGCAGCTGCGGCACCGTGATGGTCACCCGCACCGCGTCCACGTTGGGGTCCGAGATTGAGCGGACCACCGGCAGATCTTGCAGCACGGTGATGCCAACCACCCGCTCGTCCTCAATCACGTTGGCCAGCGGGATCAGTTCTTGGCTCTGCGTGCCGTTGCGGGTGTAGACGGCGACATCCTTGAAATTAAAGCTGCCGTTGGCGTTCTGCAGCGGGGTGTTGTCAACGTAGATCGACTTCAGGCCATCTTTCAGCCCTTCGATCTCGCCTTCGCTGATCAGATCAAGGATCCGCGCGTACTGGGTCGAGTCGAGGGCATCGGGTGCAGTGGTCGGGGTGTACTGGCTACCGCCGCCGCCCTTGCCACCACCACCTGCTCCGCGGATCAGCTCGCTCATGCTGTCACCTGTTCGGTGTCAATGCCGGCGGAAATCACCACCGAGCCGACGATGGTCTCGCCGTAGACGATCGGCACCGGTAGCCCCTGGCGGCTGGTGTTCTGGATGCCGCTGAAGCTGTAGGACTTGCGTGGATCTTGCTCGCTGTTACTGCCGGTCGGGATCTTCGGGGTTGGGGTTAGCAGCTGCGCCACGCCGCCGAGAACCAGGCTGGCGCCGATGCCGATACCAACATTGATGATGCCCATGGCGACGGTTGAGCTGAACGCCCCAGACAAGACGCCACCAAGCAGAACGCCAGGCAGCACAAAAACCGAAAGTGCAATCAGCGCCACACCAGCCAAGATTCGCCCCGCCGCCCCAGCACCCGCCACCACTGGTACGAAGCTGATAGGCGCTTGCCCTGCAGGGTGATGCAGCTCTTCCAGTTCTAAGTCATAGGTGCCGACGGTGACGCGGTAGTGCTGGTC